GGGGATTTGGAGCAGTATTCCAAGAATCCGGCGGACCTCTCGAACATGTCCTGGGACGATTTCCGCGCGGCCTACTGGGAAATCATCCAAAAGTCCTGCGACAGGTTAAAGGACAACCGCTTCGCCTGTTTCGTGGTCGGCGATTTCCGCGGTCCGGACGGTTGCTATCGGAACTTCCCCGGCGATACCATCCGCGCCTTCCAAAAGGCCGGATTGAAGCTCTACAACGAGGCGATCCTCGTCACGGCGGTGGGGTCCCTGTCCATCCGGACCGAGCGGCAGTTTTACATGTCCGGCAAGATGGGCCGCACCCACCAGAACGTGCTCGTGTTCGTAAAGGGCGACCCGAAACGGGCGATGGACGCGGTAACGGGCGAATCCGAGGAGGAACGTCGGAACGCCCTCAAGAAACGCGCCGAGGAACGAAAAAAGGCCACCGTCCCGGATTGGGGTGGCGATCCCGAGGAGGGCGGATGAACCCCGTTGTAATCGTACTGCGGTTCTGTCTACGCGCGTCCGCCGCCCCCGTTGAGGATTTCCGGGATTACCGCGGCCCCGACCAGCCCGGTCCCTACGCCGTGGTGCGGCGGCCGGGGGAACGCCGTGTGATGTTCTGGGACGACGTGCACGCCGTGTGGACGACCGACGCTAGTGCGGCCGCTGTGTACCGGAATCAAACCGTGGCCGCGTCTGTGGCGTTCGTGTTGGGCGACGGTGCCCACATCCGGTCGCTGGCGGGGGGCCAATGAAACATACCCCGCTTTACCCCTACCAACGGGAGGGCGTCCGCGCCATCCACCGGTTCGGGGGGCGTTGTCTCCTAGCGGACCAAATGGGTCTAGGCAAAACGCTAGTATCGTTGTACTACTGTTGGAAATACCTCGCCGACGAACCGGGGCCAATCGTAATTGTCTGCCCCGCGAACGCCAAACGGGTCTGGCAGCGCCAGGCCCTCCAACATCTGGGACTCCACGCCGAGGTTCTCAACGGCGAAACTGCCCCGGACGAGGCCGGTATCCGGGACCCGAACCAGATCTACGTGCTGAACTACGACATCCTCGTGCCGAACCGCCGGGACGGTAAGAAGCGCAACCTGGAAAAGTCGTGGACGCACTTCCTCAACGCACTCAAACCGCGAATTGTGATCGGCGACGAATGCCACTTCATCAAGTCGGTCCGCGCCGCGCGGTCGCGTGCCTTCCGGCGGTTGTGCGAGGGGGTTGAACGGGTCTTACTTCTGTCCGGCACGCCCCTCACCAATAATCCCGTGGACCTCTGGCCGGCGTTGAATATCCTCCGCCCCCGCGAATACCCGGCGTTCTTTCCGTTCGCGGTGCGGTATTCCAACGCGCGGCGGATGCCCTGGGGCTGGAACTACCGCGGCGCTAAAAACCTCGACGAACTGCACGCTAATCTTCGCAAAACCTGCATGGTCCGCCGGCTGAAGATCGACGTGCTCCGGGACCTTCCCGAGAAACGGCGGTCGATTGTCCCCGTCGAGATCGACCGCCGGGAGTACAACGCCGCCGAAACGGATTTCCTCGCCTGGTTGGAGAAAACCGCCGGGGCCGGCCGCGCCGACCGCGCCCGCAAGGCGCGGGAGTTGGCGAAGATGAACGAACTCCGGCGGCTGGCCGGGCGGTTGAAGGTGCGAGCCGTGATCGAATGGGTGCGGGATTTCTTCGAGGGTTCGGACGAGAAACTGCTCCTGGGCGCGGTGCACCGGGCCGTCACCGGGCCGCTCATGGAGGCGTTCCGGTCGACGGCCGTACTGGTCGACGGCGGCCTGTCCGAATTGGAAAAGACCGAGGCGTTCGACAAGTTCAACGCGGACGAACGGTGCCGGTTGTTGGTCGGAAACGTCCAGGCCGCGGGTACGGCGTGGTCGTGCCGGGCCACGTCCAAGGTGTTGCTTTGCGAGATGCCGTGGACGCCGGGGGAGTGCCTGCAATTCGAGGACCGGGTGCACGGCCTGGAGCGGGGCATCCCCGGTACGGCGGCGGAGATTTACTACCTGGTGGCCGAGGACACAATTGAGGCGGACCTTTGCCGGGTCATTCAAACGAAGCAGGGGTGGCTGGATTCCGTGCTCGACGGCGGTACGCGGGCGGAGACGGAATTGGACATCTACGACCAGGTCAAGGCACTTGTCCGGAGGCGCGCGTCGTGAGGACCCCCGAATCCCTGTTGATTCGTAACCTACCGCCGCGGCTACGCGCGAAATTCAAGGCGGCGTGCGCCCGCCGCGGCCGAACGATGTCCGGGGTAATCCGGGAACTAATGCGGTTGTATGCGCGGGATACGAACCACGTCGCGCAGTGCGTCGAGGAGGGATTGCGGGAACGGCAAAGGTAAAAGACAGAATTACTTGCCTTCCTAGCCTTTGTGTCCGATGGTATCTCTGGAGACACAAAACCCCAGGAGCACGACAATGAAACCGAAACCGGAACCCGCCAAGCTGCCCCCCGACGTGACCCCGGACGATCTCAAATGGCCCGCGCCGGTCTACGAGGGCGACCGCGTCGTCCAACCGTCCCGGCATCTCCCCTATTCCAAATTGAAGGAACTGGGCCTTCAATCGGACGAGCTGCTGTTCTACAAAACCGCCCGTTTCGGTTGGGTCCTGACGACCCTGCTCATTGCCAAGGGCCGCGGGAATCAACCGGCCCGGTACTACGGAATTTCCGTAACGGACGGCCAGACGGTTCGGGTCGGACGCGGCCCCCACGTTACGGACGAGGTGACGGTGCACCTGTCCACGGACAATCTCGAACGCCTCATGAGGTACATCAAACTCTGGAACACCGGCATGGAAAATTCCGGTACGGTCCGGGACCGCATCTCCAGCCGCCGGGCGCAGGGACAAATCGAACGCGCGGCGGGGCATTCGTCCTGGCGTTGGGACGCATGACAATTACCGAAATCCTCGACGAGTGCCGGATTCGCTTCTGGCGGCACGGCGAGTCCAGTTACGTCACGGCGAATTGGATCGGCGTCGAGTGTCCGTTTTGTGGCGGTGGTTCCAACCGCCCCGGACTGGGTTTCTCGTTTCAATCGCACCGGTGGGGCACGTGCTGGAAGTGCGGTCCCCATAGCCTCTGGGACGTTCTAACGGCCTACGAGGTCCCCCGCGAACGCATACGTGGTTTGTTAGGACAACTCTCCCCGGAACGGCGGCAATCGCAACCCGAAACCCGCGGCAAACTGGAACTCCCCGCCGGGTTAGGGGAGCTGGGCCGCGCCCATCGGCGGTATCTCGAGGGACGGGGTTTCGACCCGGACGAACTCGCGCAACTCTGGGGACTCCGGGGCATCGGCGTCGCGGCGTCCCTGGCCTGGCGTATCTTCATTCCAATCCGCCGGGACGGGGAAACCGTGTCCTGGACCACCCGCGCCCTATCCAACGACGTACCCCCGACCGAACGCTACCGCGGGGCCGGGCGGGGCCAGGAATCCGTACCGCGGGCGGAGGTGCTGTTCGGCGAGGAATACGTCCGGCACGGCGTGGTCGTAACGGAGGGACCGTTCGACGTTTTTGCCGTGGGGCCGGGTGCCGTCTGCACGTGCGGGACGGGGTTCTCGCGGGGCCAGGTGCGACGTTTGGTCCGCTACCCGATTCGGGTCGTGGCGTTCGACCGGGACGCCGGACGCCGCGCCCGCCAGCTGGCGGACGCTCTTTCCCCGTTTCCGGGGAGTACCTACCTGGTTCAATTGTCGGGCAAGGACCCGGCCGAGACACCGCGGCGGGAAATACGGGAACTCCGCCGCCGGTTTCTGGAGTAGTGGACGGTTTCGGGGGCGGTTTCTAAGATGGGAAACCTCGGGGGTCATCACTCCCCGAGGCTTCGTGATATGCCTGGTTCGGTTAGTGGCCGAACGAGGTGATGGGATGACAACCTCGGAACAGGAGGCTGTGATGAAGCATCGTAGCAACTCTAGCGCCAAACGTCCAAGTTCCGGCAACGACTACAAGCGGTATCTGCGGCGGCGTTCCGAGTCCGGGAATTATTTCCTGTTCTTTCGGGACTATCTCACTGTCATGTCTCTCGAGGCCGCCTGCCTTGCCCAGTCCCTCACCAATCTCGGAAGCGGCGTGGCCAAGGATGGTTGGGTCCGTTGCACAACCGAGTTTCTCTACGGGACCCTTCGTATCACGCGGCGAACCCAGGATCGGTTGTTTGGGGAGCTCAAGAATCTGGGGTTCCTGGATACGCAACTCCGCGGCATCCCCGCCTCCCGGTATATCTGCGTCGATCTCGAGGCTATTGAGGAGGCGATTGACAGGGAGATTAACAAAGCGGCGTCCGCTAGTTTGTACAGTTCTGTACAAACTAGCTCGCCCCCCGTTGTACACCATAAAGAGACCTCTGAAGAGGTCTCCGATAAGCTTAAAGATGTCCCGCCTACGGCGGGACGGTGCGGGGGTTTGGATTCCGATGCTGGTTCCATGCCCGACCTATTCGGCGACGAGGAAAGAACTCCGCAGAGGAGAGGGGGGACGCCGCCCACTGCCTTCCACAGGGAATGCGCGGCTGTCCTACGGAAGGCCCTCGCCGTGAAACGGCGGCGGCTGTACGCATGGTCCCCGCGGGCGTGGGCGGTAGAGTTCCGTCGTCTGCACGACAGTTTTCAGCCGACCGGCGCGGAGGCCGCCGGTCGGCTGACGACGGTCCTCTCCTGGTACGTCGAACATATTGGCGAGCAGTACGTTCCGCAGGCCTTCTCCGCCGAATCATTTCGCGTCAAGTTCGATGCAATTGAGGAGGCGATGAAACGGCATACGCGCGACAACCCCGATGTCGTGCCCGGCGCGGACGCGCTGGAAATATCCGAGCGGCTGCTGATGCGGGGATGGCCGAAGGGTGCGGAGGCGCACGTTCCGGCGGTTGTGCAGATGTGCCTCGACTTTATGAACTCCTGGACCGACCGTTTGTATCGGGTCGATACCGGGAACGCCCGGCTAGACCGGTTCGCGCAGGAGTTGCGCCGTCACGATCTCGGGGACCCCTACCACTACACCGAAAACTGGATGGGGGGCGTTCATCGCCAGGTTCGAAAGTGGGCGGACTGGTCCGGACGCCTGACCAATTTCGTAATCGGCCCGGATTCCAAGAAATTCAACCAGGACGGCCGCGCCGCCGCGGACGAAATCTGCGGCGACGCCGGGGCCTGGGACGGACTCCAACGGGTGATCGCGGGGTTGTAATGGCGCTACGGGTAGAACGTCGGGACGGTTCGGGCGAACGGTCCGTACTGATCGGTATGGTCGTATCCCGCGCGGTGTTGGGCGCGGTCGCCGCGCGCTGGGAGACCAACCTATTCGCCTCCCGCTGGGCTAATCTGGTGGGGGGCTGGGCGGTTGAACACTACACGAAATACCACAAGCCGCCCGGTCGCAGCATCGAGCATTATTTCGACCGCTGGGCGGAATCCGGCAAGGACAAAGAAACGGTCCAGCTGGTAGAAACCTTTTTGTCCGGATTGTCCGAGGAGTACGAACGGCTCAAACGAACGACCTCCCCGGACCATCTTCTGGACGTAGCCGGGCGGCTGTTTAACCGCGTTCGGCTACAACAACACAAGGAGGCTATTGAGGGCGATCTCGAGGTCGGCGACGTGGAAAAGGCAATGGAACGATTGGACGCCTTTCGTAAGGTCGAACTGGGGCTCGGTTCCGGCGTGGGGGTCCTGACGGAGGAGACAATGATGGCGGCGGCGTTTGAATCCCGCGCCGTGCCCCTGATCGAGTACCCGGACGCCCTCGGTAACTTCTTTTCCGTGGCGCTGGCCCGCGACGCCTTCGTTTCGTTCATGGGCAAGGAAAAGATAGGAAAATCGTTCTGGCTCATGGACATGGCGATGCGCGCCGTCGAACAGGGACGCCGCACCGCCTACTTCGAGGTGGGGGATAACTCCCAGCATCAGGTCATGCGACGCATCGGGGTTCGCGCGGCGGCCCGGCCGATTACCCCCGGCCGGTACTACCTCCCCGTCGGGATCGAGACGCCGGACGGCAAGAACCTGCCCGCGGTGGACCAGCGGCGGGAGGTGTTTGCCGCGGGATTGGACGCGGACGGTGCCTGGGACGCGGTGCGGCGTCTCGGCGAACGTGTGGGGCCGGACATGCTCAAATTGTCCTGCCACCCCAACTCGACTATTTCCGTCCGCGGAATCGAGACCATTCTCGAGGGATGGGAACGGGACGGCTGGTTGCCTGATTGTATCTTTATCGACTACGCTGACATTCTCGCCCCGTTGGATAACCGGGCGGAAACCCGCGATCAGATTAACGCGAATTGGAAGGCAATGCGGGCGCTATCGCAGCGCCTGCATTGCCTCGTGGTGACCGCGACCCAGACGGACGCCGATTCCTACGACGCGAAGGTTCTCAAACGGGGCAATTTCTCCGAGGACAAACGCAAATACGCCCACGTGACCGGCATGGTCGGCATCAACCAGACCGACCGGGAAAAAGCCGAGGGTCTGTATCGGTTGAACTGGGTCGTGCTCCGCGAGCTCGAATTCTCGGAGTCGAAGTGCGTCTGGACGGCCGGGTGTCTGGCAATCGGGAACCCGGCCATTGTATCGACGTTTTGATTCCCAGCTGCGCCTCCGCCTCGGCGGTGCTGAGGCAGGGATCGGCGTTGAGCAGCCGCAAAAGTGGCAGGTGGTACATAGGAAACCCCCGAACCGGGCGGACTTTCGAAAAGCACGCAAGAGGCGTGCCAATCTAGTCTTGAGATATAATACGCCCGCCGGTTCGCCGGAATCTTAAGATTTTTTACCTTTCTCGTCCTCGCGAACTTCGATATGTCCTGTAGGGGTCCGCCCCGGCGGACCGTTTTTAATCACCTATCGGAGATGTTATGAAGATTTCACAGGCGGATGTGGTGGCTCTGTTTCTGGCCTGCGGCGTCGATACCGCGGACAAATGGGACGCCGCGAAACTCCGCGCCAAGGTCGCGGGCGGGATGAAAAAGTACCGCGAGGACGACGTGCCGATTAAGGACGCCAAACTCGCCGATTTGTTCGACGAGGTCGTTCGGGCGCAGGCGGCCGGGGAGGAGATCGAGATGGCCGAGGAGACTGGCGCGGCGGACCCGAAGAAGAAGGGCAAGCCCAAGGTGGCCCCGAAGAAGAAAAAGGGAAAACCGACGGCCGCGGTATCCAAAAAGGCGACATCCGAACCGAAGACCAATCCGAAGAAGGGCAAACCGAAGAAGGAGACCAAGCCCGCGAAGGAACACTCGGGGGCCTGGTCCCCCGATTCCGGCAAGCCGCTTCCGCTGTCCGACCGCGGCCCCGGAATCACAAAGTACATCATTCAATGCCTTCAGGAGGCCGGTTCCGGAAAACTCGACGACGACGGGGTTCCGCGGGGACTCACCAAGGAGGAATTGGTCAAGAAACTCGCATCCAAATTCCGGGACCACGACCCGGTGAAGCTGGCGTCCACCGTCAGCAACCAGGTCCCGTCGCGGTTGCGGATCGTCCGGCATCTCTACGCCCAGCGGAACCCAAACACCCGCGGGTTTTACATGGAGGGCGACGGCACCAAGAAGCCGAAGGAGAAGGCCGTGAAGAAGGCAGCCGCGTGATGCGATGGGTTGTTGGTTCCTGGGCCGAAACCGATAAGGCCCTGCTGATCGTCTACGACGGGACGGAGTACTGGATTCCGCGGTCCCAGATCGAGGACCGCGGCGAACATCTCGCCCGCGGCGACCGCGATGTCACAGTTTCCATTACCGGGTACATTGCCAACGAGAAGGGAATTGGGTGAACCGATGCCGACCTCCGTCAATCGGTCCGAGTTTGTAAACCTTCTGGAAACCGTGCGGCCGGGGTTGTCCACCAAGGACGTATTCGAACAGAGCAGCTGTTTCGTCTTCCAGAACGGCTGGCTCGTCACGTTCAACGGTGAGGTGGCGTGCCGGACGCGGACGCAACTCCCGGAGGATTTTACGGGGGCGGTGGACGCCGCCCCGTTGTTGGGCGTGCTGTACAAGTTCCCGGACGAGAACGTGGACCTGTCCGCGTCCGACCGGGAATTGCGGATCGGCGGGGTGAGGAAGGCCTCCGGGGTGCGGCTTCAATCCGAGATCGTCCTGCCCCTCGAACACGTCGAGCGTCCGGCGGGGTGGACGCCGCTCCCGGAGGATTTCTCCGCGGCGGTAGAGGTCGTCCAGGAAACGGCGGGGACCAACAAGGACGAATTCCTGACCCTATGCGTCCACATGCACCCCGAATTCCTCGAGTCCTGCGACCGCTTCCAGGCCACACGCTACCGCGTCGCCTGCGGCAACAAGCGGCCCTTTCTGGTGCGCCAGTCCGCGTTGAAGCACGTCGTCGGGTTCGGGATGCACAAGATGTCCGAAACCGAAAACTGGGTGCATTTCCGCAACAAGAACGGGCTGATTTTCAGCTGCCGCCGGTTCGCCGAAACCTATCCGAACATGGATGCGATGTTCGCCGTTCGCGGCGAGTCGGCCGTACTCCCGAAGGGGGCCGAGACCGCCGCGGAACTGGCGGGGATTTTCTCCGGCGAGGACAAGGACAACGACAAAGTAACGGTCGAATTGACGCCGGGGCGGATGCGGGTGACCGGCGAGGGCGTTCACGGCTGGGCGCGGGAGGACCTCGAGCTTGCCGGATATCGCGGCCCCGCCCGGACGTTCCGGATTTCCCCGCGTCTCCTCGCCCTGATAGTGAAAAACAAGAAACCCGAGTGCGAAATCGGCGACGATAAGTTGCGGGTTGACGGCGAACGATGGACCTACATAACGGTCCTCGGCAGCGTCGGGGACGGGGAAAAACCCGTCCCGCAATCCACGAGGAAGAAAAAGCACGACGAGGAACCGGAACCGGAACCCGAAACCTCGCGGGCGTCCCGCCGCGACGCGGACGACGAACGCGACGATCCCTTCTAATGGACGGATTCTTCTCCAAGTCCGAAATGATGCAGGTCCGCCCCCCGTCCCTGGGAATCCCCCGGTGCGGTGCCTGCGGTATCCTCAAGTTGTGCCAGTCCCCGAAGATGCCGGTCGACGGCCGGGGACGCCGCCGCGCGATGATCGTCGGCGAGGCACCAGGCGAGGCCGAGGACCAGGAGGGAGTGCCGTTCGTCGGTAAATCCGGACGGCATCTCGAGGGGGTGCTCGATAAAATCGGCGTCGATATGCGGTGGGATTGTTGGATGACAAACGCCTGCGTGTGCCACCCACCACACAACGAGTTAGACCGGTTCCCGAAGGCCGTCGAATACTGCCGCCCGAACCTCCTCAACGCCCTGGCGGAATTCAAACCCGCGGTGATTGTCCTTCTCGGCGGCGTCGCGGCGGAATCCCTACTCGCCCACGTCTGGCGGGACGACGTGGGCGGCATTTCCCGCTGGGCCGGGTTGCAAATACCTAACCATCGTCCGAACGCCTGGATATGCCCGACCTACCATCCCTCCTACCTGCTCCGGTCCAAGGACCCGGTTCTGGACGGCGAATTCCGCCGGCATCTGACCGCCGCATTCGAATTAAGCGGCGTTCCGTGGCCCGACGGCCCCCCGGACTACCCCGGCCGCGTTGAGACGATTCTGGACCCCGCTGCGGCCGCCGCACGCGTTCGTCGGTACACGGGCGGGCTGGTGGCGTTCGATTTCGAACATAACCCCCTCAAACCGGACGCGGCGGATGCCGATCTGGTGTCCTGTTCGATTTGCTGGGAGGGGGAGGAAACGATTGCGTTCCCCTGGCACGGGGCGGTTCGGGACGAGGTCAAAAACCTCCTCCGCAACCCCGATATAGGTAAAATAGCGTCCAACCTGAAAAACGAGGACCGGTGGTGCCGGGCGGTGCTGGACGTTCGGGTCGCGTCCTGGGATTGGGACACCATGCTGGCCGCCCACGCCCTCGACCCGCGCGGCGGCGTCACGGGGTTGAAGTTCCAGTCCTTTGTCCGACTGGGATGCCCCGACTACGCGCACCATATAACGCCGTTTTTGATTCCGCGGGAACCGGGCGGGTACGCCCCGAACAAGGTCCGGTCGGTCGCGTTACTGGACCTTTTGGTCTACAACGGTCTGGATTCTCTGCTGGAGTTCGAGGTCGCGAAATCACAGAAGGCCGAAATGGGAGTCTAGGATGCCCCACACCTGCCACGCCGCCGGTTGCGACGCCGCGGTTCCGGCGGCCCGATTCATGTGCCGGAACCACTGGTACGCCCTCCCGAAACCGATGCGGGGCCGCATCTGGCGGCACTACCGCCCCGGCCAGGAGAACGACAAGCGCATCACGGCCGAGTACTCCCACGCGGCGCAGGAATGCGTCCGGTTAATCGGCGAGGCCGAGGGGCGGACCGTTAGGGAAATCGACAATGCCTGCCGCGTGTACCGTATGTGCGAGGTGTAGATGGGCCGGTTCCGCACCACCCCCGCCGCCTACGAGCTTCTCCACAACGGCACGATCGCGTTAGCCGAAATCGAGCACAACGGTGTCCGGGTCGATAAAACCTATCTCGAGGACGCCCTCGACCGCACGGCGACGGCCATCAAGGGGATCGAGGAGGAATTGCGGGCCGACCCGATCTACAAGATCTGGCGGCGGCGTTACGGCGACCGGACCAAGCTGGCCGCGCCGGACCAACTGGCCGGGGTGGTGTTCGGCGAGTTGGGGCACAAACCCAAAAGCATGACGGCGGGGGGCAAACGCGGCAAGGCCGACGAGGCGGCGTTCGAGGGGGTAAACCTACCGTTCGTCAAGACGTACTTCCGGGCACAAAAGCTACGCAAGGGACGCGGCACCTATCTCACCGGAATCCAGCGCGAGATGGTCCGCGCCCCGGACGGTTGCTGGTACGTCCATCCCAGTTACAATCTCAACACCGTTGCTACTTTTAGGTCAAGTTGTCAAGGCCCAAACTGGCAAAATGTACCCACGCGAAACCCCATGCTCGGGGAAATGGTCCGGCGGTGCTACATTCCGCGGCCGGGGTTCCAACTCGTCGAAATCGACTACTCCCAGATCGAGGTTCGAATCTCCGCGTGCTATAACCACGACCCCAATCTCATTCGCTACATCAGGGACCCGTCCACGGACATGCACCGGGACATGGCGGCACGGTTGTTCTTCCTCAAGGAGGGCGAGGTCAACAAGGTGTCCCGGCACCTGGCCAAGAACAAGATGGTTTTCCCCCAATTCTACGGCGATTTCTACCCGCGGTGCGCCCGCTCCCTCTGGGAGGCGATTGAATTCCAGGACGTTCGGGTGGGTAAGGACGGGCCGTCGATATACGACCGTCTGCGGGAGAACGGCATTCGGGAACTGGGCGAATGCGACCCGGAACAGAAGACAAAATCCGGCACGTTCGAGCGGCACGTTCAGGAGGTCGAGGAATGGCTCTGGTACACGCAATTCCCCGTCTACACGCAATGGAAGAAGGACTGGTTCGCGGCGTACCAGCGAAACGGCGGATTCCGGACGCATACCGGATTCGCGGTCAACGGTCCGCACGCCCGCAACGACGTAATCAACTACCCGATTCAGTGCGACGCCTTCCAGTGTCTACTGTGGTCGTTGCCGCGAATCAACAACCGCCTCCGCCGGTTGCGGATGCGTTCGCGGGTAATCGGCGAGATCCACGATTGTACGGTGGGCGACGTTCACCCGGACGAACGCGATGACTACATCAACCTCTGCCGCGAGATTATGGTTGAGGGGGTAACGCGGGCCTGGGATTGGATCGTAGTGCCCCTCGAAATCGAGGCCGAGGTTTGCGAACCGGACGCGAGCTGGTTCGAGAAGAAGGTCTACACGGAAAAGGACGGAACATGGGAATTGAAGGTATGATTTTCACAAGCGACATTCCGGTCAGCGTTGTTCAGAACGTCGGTTCGGACGCCGCGGTGGTTGCGGCGGCGCGGGTTTCCGTTCGGGGGCCGGAGGCCCGGATCGACGACTCCGAGATGTCGTCGAACCGCGGACTTATACGCTATCTGATGAGACAACGGCACGGCACGCCCTTTGAGCACGCCTCGATGACGTTCTTTGTGCACGCCCCGATCTTTGTATGGCGCGAGTGGCACCGACATCGCATTGGATTCTCGTACAACGAGGAATCTGGACGCTATAAGGTTCTGGAGCCGCGCTTCTACATCCCGCCGCGGGACCGGCCCATGTTCAAAATCGAGGACTGGAAGCCGGGGCGTCCGAAGTTTCTGCCCATCCTCAATCAGGTCGGCGAGGCGGCGTATGACAAACTATGCAGAAATCTTCGGGAGGTGTACACGCACGCCTACTCGAGATACGAGGAGAACCTGGGGCTCGGAATCGACCCCGGACTGGCCCGCGATTGTCTGCCCGTCGGAATCTATTCGTCCTGTTGGGTGACGTGCAACCCCCGAAGTGTGATGGCGTTCCTGTCGCTACGCACCCACGAACCGGCGGCGTCCGCGGTGTCGTACCCGCTTTACGAAATCGAGATGGCGGCGCGGGCCGTTGAGGCGGAGTTCGCGAAGCTGTTTCCGTTGACCTACGAGGCCTTTTGCGATTTCGGGAGGGTGGCCCCGTGACGATTTCACCGGCACGCCTCCAGGAGATCGCCGAACAGGAGAAAGTTGACCATCCGCCCCACTACGGCGGCGATACGGTCTACGAGACCATCAAGGTTATCGAGGCCTGGGAGTTGGGTTTCTGCCTTGGCAACGCCGTCAAATACATTTCCCGCGCGGGAAAGAAGGACGACGCGGTTCTCGATCTCGAGAAGGCTCGATGGTATCTGGACCGCGAAATCCAACGACGCAGGGGGACGGAACTATGAACGCGGGCGATTTCATGGACGAGGCGAGGCAGGTAGCCGCACAGTGCTGGTGCGACGAAACAACCTCGCACCTGACGATGATCCCCGAACTCGCCGAGGCGGTTGCGCGTCGGATAGCGGTCTGGATGGCTGACGCCACGCGGGAGGCGGGTAACTCGCAGTTTTATCGGGACCTCCTCGACCGCTGCGCCGCGGCGATTGGCCCCGCTGCGTATGTCAACGATGCGGGGGAAAGTTGTGAATCCCCGATACGGTTGAAAATCCCCGAGTTGGTTGAGAGAGTATTTCGGGGCAACAAGGAACGCGGTCGCTTCGTTGCGGAATTGGCGGAGTTTCTTGTGGGCCAGCAGGTCCGGGACGGGATTTCTCTCCAACGGGCGGACGACGCGGGACGGTACGCCCAACGATGGTCCCGTCTCCGCTCGACCGTTCCGGGTATTTTCGGCTATCCGACCGTTGCCGAGGCCGAGAGGCTACTTCGGGAGTTTCTATGTCTACCCGCGGAACCGGCCCCGCCCGAACCGACCCCAAACTCCCCCACGTGATAATCTTCGGAACCCGCACATTTTCGGATTACGGACTGCTATGCGAACGGATGGATAAATACACGGCCGACCTCGGGCCGTTCGTGGTCGTCACGGGCGAATGGCGGGGAATCGGTTACGGCACCCCCGGCTACCGCGGGGCGGATTTGCTGGGCGAGCAATGGGCCTACGGCGTCCACCGGACGCGGGGGTTTCGGGTGCCGGTTCTGCGGTTCCCCCCGGAATTCGAACAATTCCCGCGTAACGAGAAGGGCGCGTTTCACAAGCGCAACCGGGACATGGTGGAGTTCGTTGCCGGGATAGAGAACGGATTCGCCGTGGGGTTCTACGACGGCGTTTCCCCCGGCACCGCGTCGATGATCGAGCTTCTACAACGGGCGCGGGTCGAGTACCGAATTGTGAAATACCGGGAGGCGTAATGACGACGGAATTGTACAAGGTCTACCGTCCCGCGAAACTCGACGACGTAGTCGGGCAGGCGACGGCGGTGAAATCCCTCAAGGCGTTCAAGTCGGTTCCACATGCAATCTTGTTCCACGGACCGACCGGATGCGGCAAAACAACGCTCGCTCGGATCATGGCCGGGCGCGTGGGGTGCGACATCACGAACCGCTTCGATTACGGCGAGGTGAATTGCGGCGTGGTGGAGTCGGCCATCGACATGGTTCGCGACATCGACCGCACCATGATGGGCGCGCCGTTGTGCGGCACCGCCCGCGTCTGGATACTGGACGAGGTGCAGTCGCTGTCCCGCGCCAAATTCGCCCAGGAGGCGCTCCTCAAGGTACTCGAGGAAACGCCGCCGCACGTCTATTTTTTCCTGTGCACCACCGACCCCCGGAAAATCCTCGCGGCGATCCGCAACCGCTGCACCGAAATCGTCGTCAAGCCGATTCCACCCAAGGAATTGCGCGGGATGCTTGCGGACGTTGCGGCGCGCGAAAGGGTTAAGGCATCCGCCGAATTGCTGGACAAGATCGTGGATTTCGCGGCGGGGTCGGGACGCCGTGCGTTGGTCGAGTTGGAAAAGGTGACGGGGTTGCCCGAGGACGAACGCGTGGATGCGGTGGGGGCGGCCGGGGCCGAGCGTGCGGCCTTCGATCTGGTCAAGGCTCTCCTCCCGTGGAAGGGCAAACCGCAATGGACGGAGGTCGCCCGCGTCCTCAAGGACGTTGAGGACCAGGAACCCGAGGGCCTGCGGCAGCTCGTTCTGTCCGCGGCTCGTTCCGCGTTACTCAAATCCGGTTCGCCGCAGGCCTACGTCACGATTGATTGTCTCCGCGAACCGTTCTGGGACCAGAACAGCGGCCGGGCGTTACTTGCGGCGCGATGCTACGAGGCGGTTCTTCAGGCAAAATAATGGACAAAACAACCGAACCCGCCAACCCCTTCGAAATCGACGAGGGGCGGCTCGACGTCGAATGGCTCCGCCAGCCGCGGTTGATGCGCCGGGCCGGAATTCGCGAGGCGGACGCCCGCCACAGGGTCGCCCTGGCCAAGGCGAAACTCGACGTAACCGAGGCCGAATTACGCCGGGCCGTCCGCCGCCGGCCGGACGACTACGCGCTGCGGGATAAACCGACCGAGGGCGCTATCGGCGAATGCGTGGTGCTCCACCCCGATTACCAGCGTGCGTTATCGGCACTCAACGACGCCAAACTCGAACTCGACCTTTGCGCCGCGGACGTGGCGGCGATGACCGACCGCCGCCGGGCGCTCGAGCGTCTTGTCGAATTACTCCAAATAGACTACTTCTCCGAACCCCACGCCCGCGGCGAACAGGCGCGGGGGACGATGGAGCAGGCGGGCAAAACCGCCGCCCGCGAACCAATCAAGAAGGCGGGTCGTTCCTGAACCTGAGGGGGCTTTTTATGTCGGATCGCGACGAACGGGACAAGCGGCGGCGGGTTGTGGACGCCGGCCGGCGGGTCACCGAGCACAGCTCGGGGGACCGCCAGGCCCTGAACATTCCCACCGGGTTGGGGCTCTGGAACCCCAAGAAACCGGGGGCGTACAAGATCGAGATTATTCCGTTCGAGGTCGGCAAGGTGGCCGACAAGTTCGCCCTGCGCAAGTACGCGGAACCGGGCGATCTGTATTTCGAACGCACCTACTGGATGCACGCCCGCATCGGCGTCAACGGGGATTCCTACGTCTGCCCCGCCAAGACCTTCGGAAAACCGTGTCCGATCTGCGAGCACCGCGGCATCCTGGCCCGGTCGCCGAAGGCCGACGACGAGAAATTGCTGGCGGCGTTGAAACCGAAGGAACGGCAGATGTTCCTGCTTGTGGACCACGACGAGTTGGAGAAGGGCGTGCAGTTGTGGGAGGTGTCGTTTCACAATTTCGGCAAACAACTCGATGCCAAAATCAACAACGCCGACGACGAGGACCGCATTCGCTATCGCCGGTTCGCCGATCCGGAGGAGGGGCTGACGTTGAAGCTGATGGCCTCCGAAGAGACGACCGGCGACCGCGGCGGCAAGTACCTGGAATTCGCCGTGGACGAATTCCGCCCCCGCAAGAACGTCCTGGACCCGGACTGGCTGGACCACGGGTTCTGCCTCGACGACATGGTGCGGCTGTTGCCCTACGACGAGCTCAAGAAGATCTTCCTCCAGACGGGGGACGACGAACCGCGGGAGGAGGGACGGAAACGGGACGACCGGCGGGAACGCGAGGAACCCCGCGGCGAACGGGAACGCGACGACCGCGATTCCAAGCGGACGACGCGGGACGACGACGAGCCGAAGTCCCGCAAGAAGGACGACGAACCGACGCGCCAGGACCGGAAGGCCGAACGTACCCGGCCGCGGGACGAACCGAAGGACCGCCCCCCGCAATTGGAGAAGGGGGACGAGGTGGTGTTCGATTACAAGGACAAGGAATGGTCGGGCCGGGTTGTGAAGGTGGACGAAACTCGCGAGGTGGCCCACATCGAGGTCGAGGGCAAGGACCGTCCGATGGTGGTGGACCTCGACGACGTACGCCCCGCACCGGCGAAAACCCGCGAACCCGAACCCCAGAAGTCCCGCGACAAGGAACACCCCGCGGACGACGACGAGCCGAAACCCCGCAAGAAAAAGGACGACGACGAGTCGTTCCGCCGCCGCGACGCGGACGACGACGCCCCGAAATCCAAGAAGGAACCGGACGCCGGAAAACGCGGACGGGACGACGACTGGGACGACGAACCGCCCCCGCGCGGGCGCAAATGACCGTGCGATGATGGTACTGCACCCGGCGGCGTAGGCGAGCGTGAATGGGCGACACGCGGACCGAAGTCGCCGGGTTATGGGACGCAAGACCGCCGCCGCAACCGCCGCACGGCTAACGACGCCGGTTCCTCGGACGCCGCCGATACCGGCGTCCGATTTCGTTTCTTTCGGCGTCACGACGCTGAACCTGGCGGTCGCCGGGCGAACGTCGGGCGGGTTGCCCAAGGGCAAGTATCTCTATTTCGTCGGCGATAGTTCGAGCGGGAAAACGTGGTTTTCCCTGGGCGTCGCGGCCGAACTCGCGCGCAACAAGCATTTCGACGACTACCGGATTATCTACGACGCCTCGGAGAACGGAGCGCTGATGGACATCCCGGCCTATTTCGGCGACCGTCTGGCCGGGCGTCTCGAACCGCCCCGCGGTACGCGCGACAACCCGCAGTACAGCCGGATGGTCGAGGAGATGTACTACAATCTGGACGCGGCCCTCGACGAGGGGCCGTGCCTCTATATCGAGGATTCCTTCGACGCGCTCCTCGCCGAGGCGGATGACGAGAAATTCGGCGAGGCGAGATCGGCCTTCGAGAAGACTCTGGAGGACGGCAAGGAGCGGGATCTCAGCGGTAGTTACGGGACCGCCAAGGCCAAGACGCATTCGAACAACATTAACCGGGTCGTGCAACGCCTTCAGGAAACCGGGTCGATCCTCGTCGGCGTGTCCCAAACCCGCGATAAAATCGGCGGGATGGGGTACGGGCCGCAGAAAACGCGGGCCGGGGGAAAGGCGTTGCGCTTCTACGCCCACGTCGAAATCTGGACCTCCGTCCGGGGGCCGATCAAGGTCACCAAACTCGGCAAGGAACGGGAGGTCGGAAACCTCCTCCAGCTGGACGTTCAAAAGAACCGCATTACCGGGTGGGAGGGCAAAATCGAGGTGCCGTTTCTTCGCAAACTGGGCCTCGACGACCTCGGATGCTGCGTCGATTTCCTCGTTGGTGAGAAGCATTGGAAAAAGGCGGACAAGGGCAGCAAAATAACCGCCCCGGAATTCAGGTTTGAGGGGACGCGGGACGCACTCCTTGCCAAAATCGAGGGGGAGGACGCCGAACGGGAACTCCAACTCCTGGTCGGCGATGTCTGGAGGAAGATCGAGGAGGCGTGTCTCCCCGGCCGAAAACCCCGATACGGTTGAGAAATCATGAAAAAGATAGAAAAGCTGTCCCCCGCACAAGTTGCGCGATTCCCGGAGTTCGTCGAAAAGTGGACGCGTGTCGGTCTCGGTACGGCACCTGCGGACCGTCCGCGTGCCGAGGCGGGTATTACTAAGGTCTATCAAATTGCGGGTCTTGAACCGCCGGGGATTGTTTGGTGCGGTTCGCCCCTGAGCCAAGGATTTGTGCGGGCGTTTACAATGAGGTGCGGGGATTCGGTCCGGGATTCGGTCGGGGATTCGGTCCGGGATTCGGTCGGGGCTTCGGTCCGGGGCTTCGGTCCGGGATTCGGTCCGGGATTCGGTCCGGGATTCGGTCCGGGATTCGGTCCGGGATTCGGTCCGGGATTCGGTCGGGGATTCGGTCCGGGATTCGGTCGGGGATTCGGTCCGGGATTCGGTCGGGGATTCGGTCCGGGATTCGGTCTGGGATTCGATTTACGGCCAGCACGACACCAACTGGCTCGGGTTTTATGATTATTTCGCAACCGTTTGTGGCCTGTCAACACAGACGCAACCACTCGCGGGGATTATGGAAGTATCCCTCGCTGCTGGGTGGTGGCTGCCTCATGCTGGCATCTGTTGGGTTTCGGAGCGTCCCTGTGCGTTAAATCGTGACGACCGCGGCCGTTTGCATAATACGTCCGGGGCGGCGCTCGAATATCCGGACGGTTGGGCAATTTACGCCATCGGCGGCGTTCTCGTCTCCGAAAAGATAGTAACTGCGCCAACTCTCCAAACGATTGAGGAGATACAGAAGGAACAGAATGCGGAGATCAAGCGAATACGCATAGAACGGTATGCGGGGACCGATGCGGGGGCGGGTTGGCGTCGGTACCTGGAACAGGTTGGGGCGGCGGTTGTCGACCGCCGCCGAAATGATGTGGAGGGAACCCGCGAGGTACTCATGCAGACCGCGGATCAACGTGTGCTAATATGCCATTGTCCCAGTACAGCACGCGTCTACGCAATGGAGGTGCCGAACGACATAGGAACCGCGGAGGAAGCGCAGCGATGGCTTTGGAACGGGTCGAGGACGGCGGAACTTCTCGGCCGTCCGGTCACTACTGTCGGGAGGACGTAACATGGCGACTATGACGGTCCGGCGTGCGTTCGGTGAGTTGTCGAAGCACGCCGAAAAGATCAAAAACGACGAACATCAGACGGCGGGCGAGATGACCGTCGGCGACGCCTGGGCGCAGGGGGATCTCGCGTTGGTGTTGCTGGACGCGGTGCCGGGGGGCGCAACTGTCGACCCCTGTCCGCAATTGCAACTGGCCCCCGGCACAACGCAGGGATCTCGCCATTGCCTCGAGTCGTTGGAGGGGATTTCGGTTTATCGACACGCCGATCCTACCCCCCTCGACGGTCCGATTCTCGACGCTCCGCCGGGGCTTCGCGTCAACCACCCCGAACACGGCGACGTTACGCTGCGTCCCGGCGTGTACGCGGTGGTCTACCAACGTGCGTTCGCCGACGAATTGCGGCGCGTTCAGGATTGACCGACCGATCCGGTTTGCGGTTGGGGGGGGGGCTCGCCGATGAGTAGCACAAACGGATTCGCCGGATTTCCGGCGCGGGGAACGGGGCGGTACGCTCCCGGAACGCGGGTCGGCCGGGCGCGTCCCTGGACGCCGTGGGAGGACGCCCTTCTTTGGCCGGTACTGCTCAACTGTCGTTCCGAACGCGCCTACCTCAAAACCTGCGTGCAGCTCTGCGAAATCCTCGGCCGCACGCCGCGGTTCCCGCACGGGGCGCATCCCACGCAGGCCGATATAGTCAACGAGTCCGTGGCGTTGCTTGAGGTGCGTACCGTCACGTACGCGATATGCGACCGTAACCCGCCGCTGTTCGAATTGCTGGAACGAATCGGGGAAACCCCCCGTGCGGGACGTAGTTTGTCCTGGGCGGAATGCGTTCGCGTGCTCAAACCCCTCGCGGCGAAACCGGGCCACGGCCAGCCGCGGGTTGACTGGGGCAAACTGTCGCGGTTACTGGCGCGCACGGACGCCGACCGGACGCTGGTCGACGATTATCTCGCGTCGCTTCGGAACCGCCCCGCGCGGGTTCCGGAGGACCTGGCGGCCATCCCCCCGTTGGAAAAGCGGACCGTTGCCGAACATGTCCGTGCGATGATGCGGTTGGACGCGGACGATTTGCCGGGCCAGAAAATAGAACTGGCCCTCCTTCACGGCAACGCGGCGGACTGACATGCCCCGAACCTGGCTCGTTTTCGATTGCGATTATCTTTGCCACCGGGCCTTCTTTTCCACGGGCGGCCTATCGCACGGAATCGAACCGACGGGCGTTGTGTTCGGCTTCCTGCGCGATTTGCGGACGTTCGCGTGGGAACTCGGCAGTACCGACCTGGTGTTCGCCTTCGATTCCGGCAACGGGCTGCGCGAGGGAACCTACCCGTTCTATAAGGCCGGACGGCGGCACCGCAAACTGGACGATGCGGCCGAGACGGCGCGGGACGGGATGCGTACGCAGATTTCCGCCCTGAAACAGCGGTATCTCCCCGAGTTGGGATACAACAATGTCTTTTTCTCGAAGGGATACGAGGCCGACGACGTGATTGCGTCGGTGGTGCGGAACCTACCGGCGGACGACCGCGCGATTATGATTTCCGCCGATCGTGACCTCTATCAGCTGCTGTCCCGTTCCGCGGCCCAGTACATCCCGGCTAAACGGCATCTCTATACCGCCCGGCAATTCCGGGCCGAGTACGGGATTGCGCCGTCCCAATGGCCCGAGGTGAAGGCAATAGCCGGATGCACCTCCGACGAGATTCCGGGGATTCCCGGCGTCGGCGAGAAGACCGCGATTGACTATCTCCTCGGCAAACCGCTCCGTGGTTCCAAACGCGGGGCCATCGACGACTACCGGGCGGGGGTGGAATACCGGGGAAACCTCGAACTGGTAACGCTGCCGTATCCGAACTGCCCCGCGTTCCGTCCGGAACCGGACGATAAACCCGACCCGAACGCCTGGCTGCGTCTGTGCGAACGGTTGGGGATGCGAACGCTGGCCGACGCGATAGACGGCAACCAGAACCGCCAACCCGTCCGGAGATTCCAAGCTTCCGATGGTAAGAAGTCCTAACGGGAGCTGCCGATGAGCATTCGGATTGAAAACCCCGAACTCGCCGATTGGTTCAAGGCGCAACGCAAGGAGCCGACGATGACAATCGACGAGGCAAGACGCAAAATGCAGGCAACGAACCAGGCCGTGGGTCTGGCCTGCTCGATTCTCGGCGTCCACCGCGAAACAATCGACCAGTTCCTCGTCGAGGAGGCGTCGGTTGATACGATCATGCCCCTTTTGGACCCGACGCGATGGATGAACCCGGAATATCAAAAGGCCCGCAAAACCATCACCCCCCTATACCAGGCGGTTCTGGCCCTTCTCCGCGCGTTCGACGAGGTGAAGACATCACATGCCGAAGTCGAAGACTAAACCTAAACGAAAACGCGGCAACCGCGCCGGTAAGGGATCGTCCTTCGAGCGTGAGATTTGCCGGTTGTTGTCCGTTTGGTGGACCGGCGACAGCGACGCCGACGTGATCTTTTGGCGGACCTCCCAGTCCGGCGGCCGCGCCACCGCCCGCCGAAAAACCGGACGCCGCACCGCCGCCGCCCATTGCGGCGACCTGGCCGCAATTGCGGCGTCCGGCGAACCCCTCACCCGCGCCGTTGTATTCGAATTGAAGCGGGGCTATCGCACCGCCGCGCTGCACGATCTCCTGGACCGCCCGGTCCGCGCCGCCGCCCAGGTCTGGGAGGAATGGATTGCCCAGGCACAGGAGGCGTCCGCCAACGCCGGGACGCGATACTGGGCGGTGATTCACCGCCGCGACCGGCGGGAATGTCTGATTGTCGTGCCCCGCGCCCTGTTGTGGAATTTGGGATTCAACGACCCGGCGGCCGACTTTCCGCCGCCGGTGGTGGACGCGGTGGTGGAACTAACCGCGGGCAAAAAGAAGAATCGGGTGGGGCTGGTTGCGATGCCGTTAGGGGCGTTTCTGGCGGCGGTGACACCCGATATGATTTGCGGTCTCAAATGATCGAACGCATCATCCTCGAAGATTTCCAGGCGCACAAAAAACTCGATATTCAACTTGCGCCCGTGACTACACTCGTCGGCCCCTCCGACGTAGGGAAAAGCGCCGTGCTGCGCGCCCTGCGCTGGGTCGCCGAGAACCGTCCGCAGGGAAATTCCTTCATTCGCGACGGGGCGGCGTCCGCCGCGGTATCCGTTCGCGCCGAGGGGGTCTGGACGGTGCGGCGGCGTTCCGAGCGGGAGAACGTTTACGAATTCAACGGCGAGGTCTATTCCTGTCTCCGGGCAACGTCGGTCCCCGAAACAATCGCCGCCCACCTCAATACCGGGCCGGTTAACTTCCAGTCGCAGCTGGACGCGCCGTACTGGCTTGCGGACACGGCCGGCGAGGTATCCCGGCAGTTGAACGCCGTCGTTAATCTGGGCGAAATCGACGAGATTCTGGGCCGGGCGGCGGCGGCGGTCCGCGCGTACCGCGAACGCGAGAAACTGATTCAGGAGCGTTTAGCGAAGGCCGAACAAACGGTACGGGACACGGAGTGGACGGCGGCCGCGGACCGGGAACTAACCGAACTCGAGGAACGGGGGCGGGACTGGACGGGGGCGAAAACTGCCGCCGGCGAGCTCCGGGAACTACTGGCGGAATTGGGGCGCGCCGAAACGGAACTGGTGCCCCTGGTGGAATTGGTGCCGCTGGGCCAGATTGCAACAAACGCCGGAACCGACGCTGCGCAGGCCGCCGCCCAGCGATTCGCACTTGCGGAAATCCTGGCCGAGATCGAACGCCACGGGGCGGCGATCGCCCCGGACCCCGGCGACGACTGGGACGCCCTGAAACAACTCCGTGCGGACGGCGACGCGGTAGCGGACGAGCTCCGGGAACTACGTCATCTTCTCGAGGAATCGGCGAACGCCGAGAGGGAGGTTCGGAAATGGCAACGCGAAACGGAAAGCGCCGAGGCGGAACTGGCGACCCAGACGGCGGGGCGGTGTCCGCTGTGCAATCAGCCGGCCGCCCCCTCGCAATTCTCACCTCCGACCTCCACCTCTCCCACCGCGTCCCCGTCGCACGCGGGGAGGGAACCCGTGAGGCGTGGTACGCGGCCCAGGCCGGCTACCTCGGACAGCTGAACGATCTCTGCAACAACGGCGGGGCGTCGTTGCCGCTGGTAATCGCCGGGGATTTGTTCGACCGCTGGGACGCCCCGGCCGAGCTTATTAACTTCGCACTCGCCGAACTGCCGAATACCGCGATCTACGCCGTACCGGGGCAACACGACCTGCCCCACCACCGTTACGAGGATCTCAAAAAGACGGCGTACTGGACGCTCGTGGCGGCGGGGCGGATGCGCAATATCCGGCCCGGCGTTCCGGAGCCGATAGACGGCGCGGTGCTGTGGGGATTTCCGTGGGGAACCCCGTTGACGCCCCTAACGGGAAAACTCCGGGCAACGAACGCGGTCAATCTGGCCGTGGTGCATCGTTACCTTTGGCGCGTGGGGCATACCTACCCCGACGCCCCCGCCGACGAATCGCTGGACGCCACACGACCGTTCCTGCGGGGGTTCGGCGCGGCGGTGTTCGGCGATAACCACCAGGGGTTCTACGCCGCCGGGGACGGGGAAACGGCCAACGTGTACAACCACGGGGCGTTTCTGCGCCGTCGGGCCGACGAACGGCACCTGCGCCCTACCGCGGGCGTTCTGGGGGACGACGGGACGGTCCGCGTCGTTGAACTGGACACCCGCGGCGATCTATGGGACGCCCCGCCCGAACTACCCGCGGGTCTGGCCCGCGCGGGCATCGACGCCGGGGATTTGATAAAATTACTCGAAACCGCGGCGGACGGGGTGGTGTCGTTCCGCGAGGCCGCGATGCGTCATCTGGCGGGGGCGTCCGTTTCGGCGGGAGTCCGCGGTCTTCTTCTGGAATGGCTGGAAAACAAATGATCTCACTCGACGATTTCCAGGCCCTGCAACGCCGGGTCGAGAACGCGAAACAGCAACGCGACCGCGCCGTGGGGGCCGTTGCCTCGTTGCGGGAACGCCTCCGCCGCGAGTACGGCGTCGAGGACGTTGACGAGGCGACGCGAAAATTGACCAAACTCGAACGCCGCGAGGAAACGCTGGCGGACGAATACCTCGCCGCGAAGAAAACCTTCGAGGCCAAATACGCGGCGTTACTGGAAAAGAAATGACCGCCGCCGATCTCATCAAATGCCCCACCGAAGCCGAAATCCGAGCCGAAATCCGAGCCGAACCAGCCGGTCGCCAACTCGATACGTGGGTTGCGGTCCTGACGTACTGACGTACCCGGCCGAGGATGCCCCGACCGATTGAGGTGTTCCGTGACCCCCGCCGAATACCGAAAACTACTGACGCCGGCCTACGCGGAATACGTCCACGCGCAACGCACGGCCGCGGCGGAAACCGATAACCTCGCGGGGGTCCGGGCAAATGCCGCCGACGCCGCCGACGCCCAGAAAATCCTTCAGGAAATCGCCGCTGGGGTCCAGAATGCGGCCCACGCCCAGATCGCCCGCGTCGTTTCGAAATGCCTCGAGACGGTGTTCGATTCGCCCTACGAGTTTCGGGTGGTATTCGAACAGAAGCGGGGCAAAACCGAGGCGCGGCTGGCGTTCGTCCGCGACGGCCGGGAATTCGACCCGATTACCGAGGCCGGCGGCGGTGTGGTGGACGTGGCGGCGTTTGCGTTGCGGTTGGCAGCGTTGGTGCTGTCCCGCCCGGCGTTCCGGCGGTTGTTGGTGCTGGACGAGCCGATGAAAATGCTGTCGCGGGACTACGCTCCCCGCGTGCGGGAACTGCTGGAATCCCTGGCGGCGGACATGGGCGTGCAGTTTCTGTTGGTGACGCATTCACCGGCACTTGCGTGCGGGAAGATTATTGAGATTGGGTAGACTCCCGGAAATTGACACTGGAGGAATCCGCATGACCGAAGAACAGGCAATCAAACTGGCAGAGTCGGAGTTCTGGAAGGACATGACGCCTCGCCAGATCGCGGAATTTCAGATGTTCGAGGAAAAACTCTGTATGCCGTTTGGCGTCTTCCATGAGGCTCTCGAAAAGACCTTGGGACGTCCCGTGTTCACGCACGAACTCGGGATGAACGCTGAGGGTATCCGTGCTGAACTGCGCGGCGAGAAGGGGCCGCCGAGCGTAACCGAGATTATCAACTTGATCCCGGCGGATAAGCTGGCCATCGTCGTTAACAGCGTGATAGAGAACGAGGACGAAGACGAAGACGAAGACGAAGACGAAGACGAGGTGCCCGCGTGAATACCGCGCGATACGATCACCATCTAGACCTTAGGAGCCTCGTGGATCAATATACTCGGCGGAAACCAAACGCATGACCGACGCCGACATGCTCTACCGTGCGGTTCTTGCCTACCCGGCCGAGGATGCCCCGCGGCTGGTGTACGCCGATTGGCTCGCGGAGCACGGCCAGGGCGAGCGCGGAGAGTTCGTGCGGGTGCAGTGCGAGTTGGCGCGGACGAGTTGTCATTCATGTGACGGATCGGTGTTCCCCTGCTCGATGGGCGGTCAATGCCGGAAATACGAACTTCGGCAACGCCAGCGGGAATTGCTCAAAACAAACTTCGGCGCGTGGACGGATGGGCTTCCCGATCCGCTCGTAATGGAGCACTGTCCGTCCTGCGAGAACCAGGGACCGGACTATGAGACAGGCCTCGTAGAATGTCGCCGGTGTGAATGCACAGGCTTGATCCCCACACAGGATAATGTCGTATTCCGTCGTGGCTTCATCGCCGAGTTGACCGGCCCCTGGATCGTTTGGTTGGCTCACGAGGCCAACGTGTTCTGGCACCCGACGCAGATGGAGGGATGTCTTGGCTGTGATTTCGGGATTGTGCACGGCAAACATCCTATGAGCCCGTCTTATAAGCACGGAGATTGCAACGGCACCGGCCGCATCCCCCGCGAGATGCCGGCGACCGCTCAGCCAATCGAGAAGGTGACGTTTACGGTCGCCCCGTTGAACCTCAATGAAACCAGAACTGGATACCGGAACGGACACCGAAGTCGAGATATGAACGTGGCGTGGGTAGATGATTGTCGTTTCACCCGCCACCCCGAGGACGCCGAGGCCGGAGTGAACATCTGGCGTTGCGACCGCTGGCCGGGCGTGGAATTCGCGATGCCGGAGCGGGAGGCGGCGGAAGAGCGGGAGCGCCGCAACCGACCCGCATTCCCGACGACGACAATCTCTGGATGGTGAAGAGCGGCCAGTCGCCGAGGGGCGTTGCCCGGCCTATTCGTCCGGGCAGTTGGCGTCCACAATCACCTCGCGGGCGTCGCCGGCACTATCGTAACTACCCGGCAGACGGATCAAATCGCCGGAGAGTTCTGCCAGATACGCAATCCAGCCGCCCGTTTCGCGGCGGACCTCGCCTAACAAAAGTTCGCCGAAATAGACGCCGAAGCACGCCGAACGTCGGCCGCCGGCGCGGACCATTTTACCGCGGGTTTTCATCGTTTGCCTCCTCGTCAAAGTACAATCGGACAACCTGGAAACGGCACAATACTTCCTTGGCCCCGTCCGTGTACATTTTGGTGGATCGCTTGTGGACGACGTAACAGCCGGTGCAGTAGACGCCGTCGGCCTCCTGTTCAATTTCGTCGAAGCCGTAGCCGTTCGCGGCTTCGAGGAATTTGGCCTTTTCGGTCATGGCTCTTCCCCCGAATTGTAGTACCCCGCAATTACGGAACCGTCGGCACCGCAAACGAAAAAGGTCCGGTTGCGGTATTCCCGCGCCCGGATTCGTGCGGTTTCCTTGGCTGCGGCGAGCGTTGCCCATTCGGATAGTACCCGCAGACTTTGATCGCAGACACGGAACATGGCAGCCCCCCCTATTTCGTAACGACGTTGCCAATCCCCTCGATCCATTCGGTTTGCGAACCGCAGACCCGCCGCCCGCATCCCTGGCAGGTGCAGGCGTCCGAACCGCAGGTACGGCAGTACTCGCCGGTGGGGTCGATTACGTGGGCCGCGGGGCCGTAGTTCACCCCGGCGATCGTGCCGGTCAGCTGGTTTCCGTTGCGTTTCGTCGAACACTTGCAACTGGTCGCGTTCATTTTCGTCTCCTTGGTTTCCGCCTTCACTTGGAGGGACATGCCGCTCAGAATTGTTTTCGGGGGAACAAATCGTAGAAGGAACAACCAGTAACTTCGACTCGGCCAACCCCGTCCTTCGAGACAGCGTAGTTTTGGCCGCGTTCGGGATGAGCCCCAACATACTTGTGGGCGAACTCTCGGGCGGCCTCCAGCGTCGTGAACTCGCGTGTTATGCGGCAACGGTCAATCGAGGAGTAATAAACGGTAATCATCATTTTCGTCTCCTTGGTTTTCCTGCCTTCACTTCCAGTATCGGACAGGAAGGCAGGAAAGGCAAATCGCCGCGGCAAGATTTGGCAAGATTTCTACGTGGATTCCAGTTCGGCCAGCCGCCGCAATACGACCGAAACCGGCAGAACGGCCAGTTCCGAGATTTCCGCGGCCGCCAATCCCCGGAATTCCGCCACCGCCGCGCGCTGGGCGGCGGCAACCGCCCCCGGTTCCGTATCCGGATGCAGGACCGGGACGGAAACCGCCGCCCCCATCGGGATATAGGCGTAATCGCCGCCGAAATTCCGCCACCGTCCCCGTTCGTATTCGTCCGCCGGCATCGTCAACCCCCCGCCGCCGCCAGAACGCCCCGCAGTTTGACGCGGGCGCGCCGAAGGCGGGATTTGTACGCCCCCACGGAAATTCCCGCCCGCGCCGCCGCTACGCGGAGGTTTCCGTCCAGTTCGGCCAGATCCGCGACAATGCGGCCGGCGTCCGGAAACGCCGCAAGCGCCCGCCCCAACCCGGCCCCCCGTTCGTCCGGGGCGGAATCCTCCGGGGCGGTCAGGCTATTGGGAAGTTGCACGTAATTCCGCCGTTTCCGCAATACGTTCAGGGCCGCGTTGCGGACCACCCGGACGAGCCAGGTTTGCAACCGGGATTCCCCCCGGAAGGAACCGAGATGCCGAACCAGTGCCAACGCCGCGCCCCCGACCGCGTCCTCGGCGTCCGGGGCGTTGTTTAGAATTCGGAACGCCTCGGAATACATCAGGCCGCGGTGGGCGCGAAACACCGATTCGGGGGACAGGGCGGCGTCCATGCGGAATACCTCGGGGGTGTTACGGGTAATCATCGCCGAATTCGCCGCCCCGCGGCAATATCATTCCCGTCCCCCGTCTGGCGTGCGCCCGCCGGACGCGGTATAACTACGGACGCCGAACGGAGTACAAACATGGCCGCGAGAACCACGAAGATAAAGCCCCCGCCCGCCAAGAAGGCCCCCCAGGGGAAGACCCCCAACGGGAAGGCGGAAACCAAGCCCAAGAAACCCAAAAAGGCGAAGAAGGTTTCTAAAGTTTCTAAAGATAAAGTCTACCGGACGGGACGGGGGCCGGGGCGTCCCTGCGGGGCGGGAATTTTATCGGAGGAGTTGGTTGCCGCGACCCTCCGGGAGTATCTGGGGAACCTGTCCGAGTCCGCAAAACGGTTGAACGTGGCGATCCCCTCCCTGCATAGTTATTTGGCCCATCACCCGCATCTCCGCACCATTATGGAGGAGACCCGCGAGACGTTTAAGGACCTGGCGGAGTCCTCGTTGGTGCGCGGGTTGAGGAAGGGCCATCCGGGATTGACCATGTTCGCGCTCTCGACCCGCGCCCGCGACCGGGGTTACTTCAATCCGGACCGGCTGCCGCCCCTGGAGCTGGTGTTCGATCTACTCGGCCCCAATATGGCCGCCAAACTGCGTGCGTTCCTTGCCAATCCTAACCAACTTGCGGAGGTGCAGTCCAATGAGCCAGTTACGACCGACGGCCCAGCCGGGGTACGGAATGTCGACCTACCGAACGGCGGAGTTTCCGGGGTACGGGAACCATTACAGCCAACCGTCGGAGACGACGGACCTGTCCCCGGAAAAGGCCCGTAAGATCCTGCACGACGGCCACGTCAACGGCAAACCGATTACCGACGAGCAGCGAAAATTCTTCGGCGCGGTGGTTTCGCGGGGCCGCTAACGATGGCAGCTCCGGGCCTACCAACCGGAGAGAAACATGAGCGAGCGATTCGGGGAATACATGCTGTCCGCGGGCGGCCTGCGGGTCTACCCGCTGGACCCGCGGCCCGACGAGATTCATCTCGACGACATTGCCCACGCCCTATCGAACATCTGCCGGTTCGGGGGGCATTGCCGCGAGTTCTATTCGGTAGCGCAGCACAGCGTGCACGTTTCGGAGTTGTTGCGGGGCGTTCCGGCGCTGGTTGGCCTGCTCCACGACGCCGCCGAGGCCTATCTGGGCGACATCATCCGGCCGTTGAAGGGGGAGTTGTTTACGGCGCGGCCCACGCGCCGCTATCCCGACGAACCCCCGCGCGTCGAATACCGTTGTGTGGCCGTTGCCGAACATCGGATGTTGAAGGTCATTTACGGGGCGCTGGGCGTCCCTTCGGTGGAGCTCGGTGCCCTCGGTCTGGTCGGCAACGCCGATCTGGTGATGCTGGCAACCGAACGCCGCGATCTGATGCCGGATACGGGCGAGGAATGGGAATGTCTGCGGGGCATCGACCGACGCCCCGCGGCAATCGAACCCTGGACGCCCGCGCGCGCCCGGACGCGGTTTCTGGAACGCTACGCGGAATTGAGGAAAACATGCTGACACTCACGCGATACCGCGGGGACACGGTGATTATCGACGGCGTCGGCACGGTAACCGTTGCCGGTGTCCGCTACGGTACGGTGCATTTGCGGCTGTCGTGCCTGTCCGATCCGGTTGTCCTGCCGCCCGGCCGGGCGTTCACTATCGGGCCGGTGACCATTGTGAACGTGGGCGAACGCCACTACCCGGCCCGGTTGGGGTTCGACGCGCCGCAATCCGTCCGCATTAAACGCGGCGAGCTTTGCGCCGCCCCCCGCGAAAACGCCTAGAATCCGCACATGTCCCCCGCCGAACTTGCCGAGATTGCCGCCCGCCTCCGCGCCGTTTACGGTTCCCCGGCGATAGCCACCTTCCTGGGCGGTCCGGACACCCCCGTTAACCTCACGCGATACCGCAACGACCCCAACGGATTCGTTCGGGACGTGCTGGGCGTCACGCTCACGCCGGACCAGGAGATTATCGCCGCGGCGATGGCGCGGGGCGGCCGGGTCAAGGTCTCGTCCGGCCACAACGTCGGGAAAACCTTCTTGGCGGCCTGCCTGGTGTTGTGGTGGTTCCATACCCGCCCGGCGGCGGTGGTAATTACCACCGCCCCGACCGAACGCGACGTGATCGACCTGTTGTGGAATACCGTGCGGCACCTGCATTACGGCGCACGCATCCGCCTTCCGAATCATTTCGTCGGCCCCCGCGCCCCGGAGCTGTTCGAATCCGAGGAGCATTGGGCGCGGGGTTACACCGCGCGTCAGTCCGAATCGTTCCAGGGGCGGCATCACGGGTCCATGATGTTCGTCTTCGACGAGGACGAGGGCATTGCGCCGCTGTTCTGGACGACGACCTCGACGATGTACAAGCACGGGTCCGACCACGTCTGGTTGGCAATCGGCAACCCGACCACCACCTCGTCGCAATCGTACTTGGAGGAATTGGCCGCGGGCGCGGGCGGTTCCCCCAAATGGAAACATTATTCCCTCTCCGCGCTAAACCACCCGAACGTACTGGCGGAACTGGCCGGCTGCGCGCCGCCGGTGCCGGACGCGGTTTCGCTGGGCCAGGTCGAGCAGTACGTCCAGGACTGGACCGACCCGGTATTCCCCGGCGATAAAAAGGCGACCGACCTGGAATGGCCCCCCGGTTCGGGGCTATACCGCCGGCCGGGGCCGTCGTTCCTGTCCCGCGTGATGGGACGCCGCCCCACGTCTGGCGTGGATACGGTCTGGTCGGCGGATGCCTGGGACCGGGCGGTCAATCCCGCGATACCCACCCCGGAACGCCTGCGTGCCGCGTGGGGCGGCCGTGCGGGGGTCACGATAGGGTGTGACCCGGCGCTGTTCGGCGACGACGATACCTCCCTGCACGTGCGTATCGGCCCCGTTTCGGTCCATCACGAATCGCACAACGGCTGGCCGCCCGACCGCACCGCCGGGCGGTTGAAGGAACTAGCCGCGGAGTTTTCGGAATACTACAACCGTCTGGCCTTCCTCGAGCGCCCCGGAATCGCCGCCCCGGACGTGGCCGTGATTATCGAGGGCGACGGCGGCTTCGGCGGCGGCGTCTGGTCGCATCGGGGGGATTTCCGCCGATGGGTCCTGGTGTCCGCGGGCGCGTCGGGCGACGCCTTCCATAACGGACGCCCGGTTTACGCCAACGCCCGCTCGCAATGGTGGTGCGAATCCGCCAACGCCGCGTCGTCCGGGGGCGTGGACCTGTCGCCGCTGCCGGGCGACGTGCGGGCGAAATTGCGGTTGCAGCTACTGGCCCCGTGCTACTGGCCGCTGCCGAACGGGGCGCGGGCGGTCGAACCGAAGAAGGATTTGAAGGGGCGGTTGAAACGTTCCCCCGACGACGCCGATGCCTTTATCCTGTCCCGCCGCGAGATCCGGGGCCGGTCCCTGCCGTCGGCGGTTATTGTGGAAAAGGATTAGGTATTGCCTTCCCGGTACGATGGAGCAGGGAACCGCTAACCGTGGAGGACCGAAATGAACGACGATAAAAACGAGGCGGAATTGCGCCGTCGGATAAAGGAGCTGCAAGACGAGTTTGTGGAGATTGCGCATTGCCAGAGAATGGCCGGTCGGCTTATGTTTGCGGCGGCCGTCGTGGCCATTGCCGCTGTTCTCGTTTTCATTGCTAAGTGGCGGTGAGGCCAAGAGGAGTAATGTCAATTCGGGAACGGATTCTCGTGTGGTGCGTTATCCGCCTTACCTTCTAGGGGAAATCATGGTTCGTACCGTTGTGGTCGTTCCGACCAACCGTCCCGAATGCCTTATGTCGTTCGTGGGTGCGTGGGCGGTGTTATTCAGGCGGCACGGGGTGCAGTTGGTTATCGTTCGGGACGGCGACGACCCTAAGGCGGAGGCATGGGATTACACCCAGTCGAAGAATTCGTCCGTTCCGATGCTGGCACGGTCCTTCCTGGGCGATAACGCCGACCTCGTTTGCCGCCGCACCGACGGCGTCCGCAATCTAGGTTTCCTGGTGGCGGCCCGGTTGGAACCCGACGTGGTTATCACCCTCGACGACGACGTGGAACCGCCGCCCGACGCCGACCCGATTAAGGAACATCTGGCCGCCCTACATCGAACCTCCCCCGTCGGGTGGATGAATACCGCCGCCTACCCCGCCCCGCGGCTGCGCGGATTCCCCCGGCGGGTGCCGACCGTCCCCGTGGTGGTGTCGCACGGCGTCTGGACCGGCGTCCCGGATTTCGACGGCGAAACGCAACTGGAATTGGAATCGTCGCCGGGCGGTATTCCCGATACCCTCCCGTACCACCGCGGCCCCGTTCCGCGGGGGTGTCTGATGCCGGTTTGCGGAATGAACCTGGCCGTTCGCGGCAGCTGGCTGCCGCATCTATTCTTCGCGCCGATGGGGGCGGATTCCGGCGAACCCGAGCTGGCCCGGTTCGCCGACATCTGGGCCGGGATTTGCCTCAAACGCGCGGTGGACGCCGGGGGCGGCGCGGCGATGGTCACGGGGGCGTCCACGGTGGTGCACAAACGCGCCTCCGACGCGCGGCGGAACGCCGCCGCGGAGGAACTGGGCCGGGAATGGAACGAGTACGCCGCGGACCTGGCGGCGGGCGCGGTTCCGGCGGATTGTCCGCCCCGGTTCCGGGAATACTGGGAACGGTACGACGCGCAGCGGCGCCGTTGGCGGACGCTGGTTTCCGGGTTGTTAGCGGGGGGCGAGTTATGAAATTCGAGATGTCCGAGGCGCAGGCGGTCGCGCTTTTCGATTCGGGACTATGGCGCGAGATGACGCCGCGGGTCCGCGCCGTGTTCCAGGCGTTCACGGATCGGTTGTGTATGCCGTTCGAAGAATTCCAAAAGGCCGTCGAGGAGACGCTCCGACGGTCGATATTCACCCATGAATTCGCCTTCAATCGAAACGGAATCGCGGACGAGTTGTGCGGG